CCATCCCCAAATGGTTTTAGGTATCTTTTTTATCGGATGATCTTTTTTATCATCAATATACTCAATTTCGCTTAATTCTTCATAGTCATCTGCGGAATTAGTAAAGCATCTTCTAATATAACTATTCCCCCCATCAACACTACAACAACCGCATTTACAAGTCACAAAATCGTGAGTGTTTTTTGATATTATGATATCACCACAATGTTTACATTTAATTGAATTCTTTATTATCTTTTCTATCATAAATACAACCTCTAATATATTTTATCACTTATTTAGATATCACACAAATCTAAAGGCATAAAAAAAGACCTAACCCAGAATATGAGTTAGTATCTTTATAACTTATTTTACTCTTAATTTTTGACCTGCATAAATTGTATCAGAAGTTAAACCATTTAATTTTTTTATAGTAGTGTACATATTTCCATTATTATAATATTTAACTGCTATATTCCATAAACAGTCACCTTTTTTCACTGTATAATATTCAGCACTAGATTGGCCTTTAGATCCAAGTATTTCATTAACTCTATTTTGTACAGCCGAATAATCATAACCTGCAGCAGTTAATCTATTTTTACGATCTGTTCCATTTCCCCATGATCCATTAATAACTTCGTGAGCCAAAGTATCTACTGACTTTGTATTAGTTGGTGTACTAGGTGTTGATGTATTACCACCAGCTTTACTATAACCATTTAAACCATGTTGTTTCATTAAAGCAGGATAGTCATAATAAGCATAGTTTTGATCTACTGTTCTACCTGCTACAGTATGACTTCTTATATAATTAGTTTCGCCTCCAAATTGTGTCATTCCACAATTATAACCAGTATAAGCTACTGAACTCCAACGAGCCATCCACCAATCATACTTTGAATTTAAAGTCTTACCATGACAATAGTTGTTGTAAAAATCCACATTGGTATATACAGAGAACCAATAACCAGCACTTTCGATAATTTCCCCAAAAGCTCTGATCATAGCATCGTTTGTATCTTTAGATAATCTTTTTTGACATTTATCTTCCATATCTAAACATATAGGATATTCGAATTGTTTACCTTTTAAAAATCCTAATAAGGCCCTTGCTTCTGATTTTGCTTGTTCTACTGTAGTAGCATATGAATACAAATATGCTCCTACAGGTATTCCTAATGATTTACATTGTGAGTAAAAAGTTTCGAATTGATTATCTTTAGTAGTAGAAAAACCTGCTCTTAAAATAGCAAATTCTACTCCCTCACTTTTTGCTTTGGCTAAATCAATTCCTCTTTGCCAAGTTGAAATGTCTATTCCCCATCTTTTCATAATTAATTCCTCCTATTCGATATTATTATTTTCTAAATTGGCAGTACCCTCTGTTCCTGTTGGTACTTCTACATAATCTTCTGGTAGTTGTTCTACATATTCAGTATCTGATATACGATCTTCAATTACCTTTGTTTCTTTTTCTTCCATCTAACCATCATTCCTTTCTTTAGAATCTATATCTACACCTGTGTTAGTGTCGATACCTAAAATAACTTGTAATTTTGCAAAACAATCAGTTGTATATTTTTTATAAGCTGTTAATGTAATCCCCACTATTTCTAAAAAAGTAATAAGATCATTTGGAACACTTACATTAATTCTTAAAAGAATTATTGGTAGCACCTCAAGACAAAAACAATATGCTAAAAAAGATAAACAAAAAAGAAATGCTTTTAACATTCCTTTGCCTATCTTTTTCCATTCAAATTTTGTTTTTTGACTACCAATAACTGCACCTAGTACTGTATTAGTTATATATAGTACCCCTAATACAGCTAATAGCATCGCTATTGTTATTAAATTATTTAACATATCTCAAATTCCTCCTATTCATGAGATTTTTGTAATAGATATTCTTCTATATCATTTATTCCTTGAGTTACTGGGCCATTGCATCCTTGTTCCTTTAATCCTTTTAAACAAGCCAATTGACCTCTTATTAATAGATTAAATTCATCTTTGCTGCTTTGAATATAATCTTCATGAACTTTATCCTTTTTTTCTAATGAATCTATTCTATTGTTCATAGCAATGAATTTATCTTCAATTTTCTTTTTATACCATCTATACATTGCTATGATAGGTGTTGCAATTGCTGTTATTAATCCACTAGCAAATAATAGAAATGTATAAAATTGACCTAATGTTACAGTTTCCATTAAAACCCTTGTTTTTATTCTTCTGGTTTATCAGGGAATTTAACATCATAAGGAAAACCTTTTTGATTAGGTAGATCCCTTAATTCCTGTCTATATTTCGCCCAAGATCCATTTTTAATATTAGATAAAGTTTTAAAAAAATCTTTTAATACTGAAACAACATTTGTTAAAGATATTTCTTGAGGGAAGTTCATTGTTAAGCGATCTAAAATCATATACTTATCGCTTTCCTCTAGTAACTTATTTCTTTTTTCTCTTATTTCAGATGCCAAAGAATTTTTTTCTTGTTCTTTTAATGATTCTAACCAATCATTTAAATTATTTTGTATGTGCTCTTCTAGATTATCTCTAAAAGTAGTTGTGATCTTATATACTTTATAAGTAAAAACCTCTACTTCATTGTCTGAATCCTGCTCTTTTCTCATCTCGGATTTAATATCATCAAAAAAAGTAACCTCGATTAAGTTACCTTTTCTATTATCCAAAATAAAACTATTTGCAGGCCTTTCTCTGCTCTCTACTCGCATTTCTAATGACCTCCTTACATTTTTTATAGTTTATATATGGTTTTACATACTTTTGAGTATAATTATAAGAATCACAATGTTTTAACCAACCACTATAACTTAACATAGCTGCTGCATCGTGATAATTCAATTTCTCTTTTTTAGAAATCTTTTTAGCTCGCCTCTTGATCCTTAAAAAGTTACTTCGCCTTAATGTTGTATATCCTCGATAAAATCTATATCCTAAAAAATCTATCGGCCTACTATCAGTTTTAAATAGCTGCCAATTTTCTTTTATAGTTAATGATTCTTTTACTAGAAATTCATCAATAGCATATTTCACTTTTCTTAATTCTTTTTTATTATTTGAAAATAATACTATATCATCCATGTATCTTATGTAATATTTAACATGCAATTCTTCTTTAATAAAATGATCTAGATCCTGCAGATAAAAATTAGCAAACCATTGTGATGTGTAATTCCCAATAGGAACACCCTCTTTAGAACTATCGATAATAGCATCTATTAACCACAATGTATCCTTATCTTTTATGATCTTTCTAAACTTATTTTTTAAAGTTTCTTTGTTAATACTAGGATAAAAATGTTTTACATCTAATTTCAAACAATATTTAGTATATTTCCTATCTTGTACCAAAATTCTTTTTAAGTAATTCATTCCTCGCATTATACCTCTATTTTTAACAGAGGCACAACAAAATTCGTACATTCCTCTCATTAGTAATGATTCAATTTGTAAAATCAATGCCCAATGAATCACTTGATCAGGGTAAAAGTGCGGTTTAAATATTGTTCTTTCTTTTCTATTTGCACCATCTCTTATCTTCATCTCAATATATGGACTAGGATTATACTTTTTTTCTTTCAATAGTTGTTGTACTTGTAAAGCATAGTAAGTCGGCGAATCTAGGATCTTTTCTACCGACTTTCTATGTCCCTTACCTATTGAAGCTTTGGCAATTGCTAATTCAATATTATTTAAATCAATAATCTTTTCATAGATGTTTCCAATTCTTTTCATATCTGGTCCTCAATTCTTATATTTGCCTGCCAGTCTTTCGAGAAATTTCACTTTATAGAAATAAACCTACTAAACCAACCCAGAACGACTAATTTTTGCCAAGCGGCATGGAAAATGATGTGTAATAAATATTTAAAGGATTAAATGCATTTATAAGTAGTCGAGCTCCGATCGTAGTCCATGCATTAGATGAGGTTTCGTTAAGATTCCAACACCACAAACCACACAAGGTGGATTGATTCCAGTTGCCGCCGACAATAACAGCAATCTATAGACTAGACTGAAACTGACACATCAAGTCCCTATAATATAAGCGGTCGAGCTCCGATGTCGATGCTCGAATGAGCTGAGTCGTAGTAACAAAACCAACACCACAAACCACAACGAGAAATATCAGGCCAAGCTCCGCCGACAAGAGCACAGGCAACATCGAAATCTACACATCAAATCCCTACACATAAGTAGTCGAGCTCCGTTGCTCTCCCAAGTATTAGAAGAAATGTTGTGAACTATCCAACACCACAAACCACATAGAGAGGAGTTAGGCCAAGCTCCGCCGACAAGAGCGAAAACAGAGCAACAACAGAACTACACACATCAAATCCCTATAATATAAGTGGTCGAGCTCCGACATTGGTCCACACCTCCGAAGAAGTGCCATTCAGATACCAATACCACAAACCACAACGAACAGAATCATTCCATTGGCCGCCGACAAGAGTAGTATTAACCAAAAAATCAGAACTGCACACACCAGATCCCTATCGCCTAAAGGCGATTAATTTTATTTATGGGAGGCTGGCCGCCCCCAAACCCCCGCTTACTGGTTTCTAAGAAGTCGAGCTCCGACATTGGTCCACACCCCCGAAGAAGCGCCACTCAGACACCAAGACCACAAACCACAACGAACAGAATCATTCCACCGGCCGCCGACAAGAGCGATTCGTTTCTCACCAGCACACCAGTAATTATCCGATATATAAGTATCACTACTTCCACCAACTTCTGTGGCCATTGATACTAATGGATGATTAGGATCAAATCCTAATTTTTTAACATAACTATTAGTAACACTAGAATTTGTAAATGATAGTGGTTTATAACTTCCACTAAATGTATCTACTGCATATTTATCACTATCATAACAAATATAAGTTTTATAGTTGTTAATGTTAATTCCATCTACAAATTGCCATATGTTTCCATAAATGTCCTCAATACCTCTATAGATCATAGATGTATTATCTGTTCCATCAACACTACCTGATTTCATACCCAAGAAATTACAACCACCACTATTTATTGGACCTGTATGCGATGAATTAGTATATCCTGGTCCTAATTTCTTTTGAGAGTTATAATCAGCATATTCAACTAAATATAACATCTGTATTATGAAATAGTGCCAATCTAATTGACCGAATCCTACTCCTAAATTTCTCGCATAAGTTCTAAAATTAGTTATGTTTACATTAGTAAGAGGTGCATATCCACTTCTACTATATACTCGTGAACTAGATCCCGACATGGTGTATCGAGCTATCGAGAATTGTTCACTCTTGATATAACCATCTAATTTATTTCTGCAAATATAAATATATTCGTATTGACTATCTCTTGTTCTTTTATAATAAAACTCTGGTATTTTTGTAAATACATCGCCATTAGATCCATCAAATTTAAATGTTGGATCACCATAATAAGCAGTTATTCTTTGACCTTTAACATCATAATTATAAGAAATAATATCAGACCAAGGATAAATACTATCAAAATCGTTACGAACTGGTGTATTTCCTTTTTGAGCATTAGCAATTAAACCAATACTATCTTCTATTCTTTCCCATTCTGATGTAGTTGCAGTTAAACTTCTTCTTACACCTAAAATTTTATTAATGTTTCTATTGTTTTTATTTCCAATATTAATTTGTCCTATCATGAACTACTTACCTCCAATTCCATATTAGCTGTTTTATATGTATATGTAATAGAAATTATCTTGTTTGGCAGTTCACTTGTTACAATCTTAAAACCTCCATCATACGAATAAACATAACCATCATTTAATTTGTTTTGATTATCAATATCCAAATTAACAGTTACAAAAGTATTAGATGTAATACCGCTTTTGATTATATCATATTCATAGGCATTTGTACTAGCATTTAACACCCAATTATTAGGAGTAAGATCACAAGTATCGCTTTTTAGATCATTTTGTACTATTTTATATATATTATTTGCTAACTGTCCTGCTGCATCTTCATCTAGTTGATTTTTAATTTTATTAAACCATTCCTCAAAGGTACTATTCATATCAGCAATAGTGTTTGTAAATATCGCTTGTATTTGTGTGAATAGTCCCTCTGTATCAGGAGTTTGTACTGTAGATATAACATTACCACAATCACTTGTAATAAATCTTGTATCTGTAATCAAATCCGCTGTGATTGTTGTTGTTCCTGCAGGAACACTTATTTTTGCAATTCTTAAATCATATGTTGTTGATGTTCTTACCAAAGCAGGAGCTACTGGATTTGCTGCAAATGTTCCTTTAATTACTTGTGCTGTAATAGTTCTATCTGTTAGATTCCACCTAATAACAATATTATCTATACGATTCAAAACACCATCGGCATTATCGATATTTAATACTTTAATAGCATCATTATCATATCTATAACCATTGATATTAGCAGATCCTTTACTTACATTGACTGACATATCATCGTTTTCGCCTAAAACTTTGCAACCATTGTTAAAGATTCCATTTGTAAAAAATGCTGCCAAATGTCGTGCAAAATCTTCTGCAAAATAGATTCTATCATCATCAACATCATTAAAAAATGTATATTTTTCCATGATTAAATTCCTCCTTTTCTTAATCTTCTTTTTCAGAGAATGTTTCTGCCAATGGATCGCCGAAAGTTGCAAAAATCTTTTGATTTGAATTTTCTATAGTTTCTTCTATTTCAACAATTCGTTTTTTTAAGAATTTCCCCCAACTTTCCTTTTTAGTATTTACTATATCGCCTAAATCCCAACCTGTTTTATAATCTGTTGCATAGGCGGTAACTTCCATAGATTCTACAGGATCAGATAAATTCTCTCTACCTTTTGTTTTCAATACTTCATTGTATTGTGCTGCGGTTAAACCGCTATTACTTTCGGATTTTGCATCTACGAAAGTTTCTCTTAAATCAAAATCACTATAATTTCCACTATTTACCTCTACAAGTATTCTAGCATCGCCCTCACCTTGACCACCTACTAATGCAAAATTTTTCTCTGATTTTGAATCATAAGTATAATCTGCTTTTTCTATATTTCCTTTATCCTCGCTAAACTCATATCTAGAATTTGATGATTGTGTTTCTGTTCGATCTAATCCTTGATAATTTTCATATATAAATTTCTTTCGCTTTAAATCAGGTATAATTCTGTGTGCAATAGTAGAGGTTTTAGAAAGTTTAAGTAAATAATCACCTATATTCTTATAAGTACATTGAAAAACAATAGAATTGGATTCTATTGCAGTTGTTTTTACTTCTAATTTAGAAAAAGGTGTCATTTCAGATAATATTTTTCTTTCACCATCTAATATTTTTCCACTAAAATTAATTCTCTTTTTTACAATTCTTCTTGTTAATATGCTTGATAAAAATCTACCGATAATAGTCGCCTCTACCTTTTTACTATCATCGGATATTTTAATACTTTCAATGATCCCTGCCTCAATAGCATCTTCACGAATAATTATATTGTCTTTTGCTAGAAACTTTTTAGTTTGATCATTAATTGGTATATGTAATTCAAATTCGCCATAGTCATAGTATTTTCTTCGCCATCTTAAAGAACTAAAAAAATCTATAATACCTATAAAATTTAGATTTTTATCATATACATAAATATCAAATTCTGGGATCATTACACTGCCTCATATTCTGTTAAATATTCTATAACAGTTTCTAAACTATCAACATTTTCATCAGCATTATATCGATATGTGTTTTCACCATGATGTATTTGTAAAAATTTACTTCCATAAACCATTAAATTATTTATATTTTCTTCTTGTTCAGAACTAGCAGAAATATAGATAATATTTTTATTTTGCCTATAGGTATGGACCATTATTTTATCGCCTGCTTGCATTGTCTTTTCTATTTTCATTTCTTCCCTAGTATCAACATTAAATAAAGATGGATTAACTACGACATCATTAGCAGTAAATGTAATTGTCATTCCAAATTCAATATTAGTTGAATTAGTTATTGATACCATAGAGGTTTTATTTTTAGTACCAAACTTTATTCCTGTTGACTGTGGGATTTTTAGAGCGAACTTAAAAGCAGGTGACCATGTGGCCATTTGCAATGTTGTCTTTTCTATATCAGTAAAATAAGGTGTAGGACATATCAAAGATATTTGAAAAACTTTAGGATATCCTTTTTCATTTATCTTGATACTCTCTACTTTATAATTGATTTTTCTTTCTAGATCATCTTCATAATAATAAAGTGTTCCAGTTGTTTTTAAAGGAAATATGCGATAAAGTTTTTGCCTATTATTAACAAAATCATCTTTAATGATTCCACTTATAACAATATTTCTTTTTTCGATACTTGTATCTACATAATTTTCCCCAATTGCATAAGCACTTTTTATTCCAGTAACTGTGCCTATTACCTCATGAAGTCCCTCTACCTTTTCAAGATAAAAAGGAAAATCATAAGTAAAAGTTACCTTTTCATGTAAATGTGATTCACATACTAATCTTTTTGACATATAATTTCCTCCTATCCATGAATCAGCTTTTGATATTGAACTTCTTGTCGCCATTTTCTTCTTTCTTCACTAGGTGTTAATGCCTCTGGCGAATAGAAGTTGAATGTGTTGTTACCACTATTATTGGTACTAGACATTACTTCTTTACGATCTGTGCTAGTTAATGGTCTTACAATTGCCTTTCCATTCATCATTGTAATCATTTCAGGACTACCTGCCTCGGCCATTATTGCCTCACCATCACCGATAATAGATCCACCTGTTCTTAATAGTGGAATCTGTGGCACTTTCAATGGATTTTCACCCCATTTGTCTTTAAATGGTGAAATATTTAAAAATGAAATATTTCTAATCTTATTTAAGGCCTTATTTATCGCATTAAAAGGTACAGCTACTACTGTGTTGATTCCCCCAATAATTCTATTAACAACTGTCGTAAATACACTAGCAATTGAATCTTTGATACCAGCGAAGATCTTACCACCTGCAGAAAAGACATTTCTAACTTTTTGCCATGCAGTAGAGAATATATTACCAAAGAATGATGCCACAGATGAGAATACATTCTTTATTCCCTCCCAAGCATTAACAGCACCAGTTTTTAATGTATTCCATGCAGCAGTAAAAGCATTTTTTATTGGCATAATAATATTGTTTTGAATCCATGACCATACTGATGTTAATAAATTCATAATCGGTACTAAAACATTATCGTTTACCCATGTTGCAATAGTAATAAATATATTTTTGATAAATTCCCATGCAACTTGAATTGCTGTTTTAATTGCCTCAATCGCTGCAGTGAATGCTGTCTTAATTGGTGTAATAATTGATTCATTGATCCAATTAATCGCTGCAGTGAATAATGCAACAATCATTTCCCATAATCCTTGGATAATACCCCAGATTACATTTATAATACTTACTAAACTAGTATAAATACTCATAAAAAGATTAGTAAACCATGCTACAATTGGAGCAAAGAATTGTTTAATTGGTTCTATAACATTTGTACTGATAAATGAAACAATACTAGCAAATATTTCTTTTACTTTTTGAATAATTCCATCTACAAAGTTTCTAAATCCCTCACAATTATCGTAAAGTAATTTAAATGCTCCCGCAAAAGGATTAACAATAAATAAAAGTAATCCCTGCCAATTATTTTTTATGAAGTCTATGATTCCAGTAAAAAATCCTACAATTCCATCAATTACAGCTTTGCATACATTTTTTACATTTTCCCATAAACCAATCCAAAAGTTTCTAAACCATTCACATTTATTCCACAATAGAACAAACCCTGCAATGAGTGCTGCAATTGCTGCTACAATTAATACAATTGGATTCGCAAGTAATGTCGCATTAAAAGCTGCAAATGCTGTCCTAACCGTTTTTATAATTGCAACTAATTTAGGAACAATTGTCATAATAGTACCAACTGATGATATAAGTTTCGCTAATATGATCAGGAATGGTCCGAGTGCAGATACAATGGCCAAGACTACTAATACAATTTTTTGTGCTGCTGGATTTAAATTCGTTAACCAGTTTGTGAATTTTGATATTGCAGATATAATCTTATTTAAAATAGGCAATAAAATATCACCCAACTTAACACAAAGCTCGGTGACTGTATTTTTCATTTGAGTTATTTTAGCTGCAGTAGTTTCATATCGTTTAGATGATTCATTAGTTAAAGCAGAATTTTCTTCCCAGGCATTATTACTTATATTAACCATATCGGCCATCAATTCGGATGCACCAGATAATCTTTTCATTGTATCTGTTTGTCTTAAAGATGTAACTCCAAGTTCATCTAATATGATATTTAAGTTTTCACCGCCTGCTTTGGCATCGCCCATACCACCAACAACTTTTTGAATTGCTGACATTGCATCATTTTCCCAAAGAGTCTTAAAATCTTTAACAGACATTCCTGCAACATCTGCCCATGTTTTCAAACTATCAGTATTTAAAGCAACATCTTTATCAATTTTAGTTATAACAGCAGAGATAGCAGATCCTCCACCCTCGGCTTCTAAACCAACACTTGCAAGTGTCGTAGATAACGCCAACACTTCTTGTTCTGTTAATCCGACTTGTGTTCCAGATGATGCTATTCTTGATGCCATATTAACTATGTCTGCCTCTGTTGTTGCAGCATTATTACCTAATGCAACAATAGCAGCACCAAATTGATCTACAGTGTTTATATCAGAACCCATAATATTGTATAATTGAGCGATTGCTGTTGCTGCCTCATCTGCAGACATATTTGTTGAATCGCCTAATCTAACCATGGTTTCTGTAAATGCTAAAATGTTTTCAGTTTTTACACCTAATTGCCCAGCAGCCTCTGCTACTGCAGCAATGTCTGTTGAACTACTAGATGTTGCCTTTGATAGATCTAAAAGGCCCTGTTTTATTTTTGCAAGCTGTTCATCAGTACCATCTACAGTTTTCGTAACACCAGTAAATGCTGTTTCAAAATCTATTGCACCTTTAGATACTGCAGTTAATGCTACAGTAGATCCAGCACTAAACAAAGAAAGTTTTTTACCTGCTGATTCGATCTTACCTCCTACATCTTGCATCTTTTGACCGACTACCGCTATTTGTTGAGCTCCAACAGATCCGAAATTTTTTAATTCTGCAGTTAGAGATTTTAATTTATTTTCTGTCGCAACAATTTCCCTTTGAAAATCACGATATTGTTCTTCTGTAATTTGGCCCTTATCGAATTGCTCTTGCACTTGTATTTGAGCAGTTTTTAATGTATTTAATTTCTCTTTAGTATTAGCAATACTCTGATTTAATAGATCTTGCTTTTGCTTTAACAAAGTTACATTTTTAGGATCCATTTTTAAAAGACTATTTACACCTTTTAATTCTGATTGTAATTGTCTAGTTTTACTATTTACCTCCCCTAGTGCTTTATCAAGTTTGGTTGTATCGCCACCTATTTCAATAGTAATTCCTTTTATTTTCTGTGCCATTTTATCACCGCCTTTCTTTTAAAACTAAAAAAGAGGGCAACCTCTTTTATTCAGGTCGCCCGCTTTTATATTTATCTCTTAATTTCTTTCTGTCTGGTTCGGTTTGTTGCAATCTATAAGCATTTTGCAAGTATTCGATTCCATCTTCTGTTTGCATACAATTATAAATAACAGCTTCCCTATAATAAAATAAATACTCTACTAAATCTAGATTCTCGACCTCTAAAATAGAGATACCGCAGTATTTAGATACTACTTTTTCTCTATGACTAACTAATTTATACCCCACATCTTCATCATCCTGTTTAGGATAATATGGGGCAGTTAGTTTTTTGAGTTTTGTATTTCATCGACCCATCCAAAATAATTAATAAGTAGATCTTGTAATTCATCAATGTTGTGATTATCTTCTAACCACTCTGTTGTTACCTTGTAATTTTGTTTATTTTTACTTAAGGCCATTGATGTAGCAAGGATAATGTTATCGAAATCTTTCTCTGACATATCATCCTTAACACCACTTAATTTTAAGATCTTCTTTAACACCTTTAATTTTGGCGGTTCGACTTCTAAAATCTTTCCATTTTTTAGTTTTGTTTTAAAATATCTAGGTATGTATTGTGTCATATCAAACATATTTCATTCCTCCCTTACTTTTTAATTAAACTGTTTGATCGTTTTCGCTATTAGTAGCTGGTGTATATTCTTCTTGGAATATAATTAAAGTGCCTTCGTTGTCATTTGGAAGTGCTTTAATTTCAGCATCAATAACTGTTTCAGCATCTTTTGCGAATGCTAAAGAGAAACCTGCAGTATTTTGTCCTACAATAGTAATTCTTACATTTCCATCTTTTTTATCTTCATGAACAAAGTGGAAAATATATTGTTTACCATCGTTATTGTTAATACCACCGATTTTAATAGTTCTCATGCCTTTTTCTGCATCCTCTGTAATTCTTCCTGTTGCTACTAATTTCTTTAAAGTTTCAGCATTCCAAGTTAAGATTCCACTTTTAAATGTTACCTCTTCCTTTGTTAAAATTTGTTTTTTAACAATTCCTAGATCATCTTCTGCCTCATAGAATTCTGGTTTGTAATCCAATGATGCACCTTTTTGGATATAACCTAAAATATTACTTTCTTTTTCAAGATCAGTATTACTTGGAATTGTGCCTGTATATTCAACAGAATATAATTTACCACTACCTAAAGTAATTGTTTCCTTTGTTCTTTTACCCATGATTAAATTCCTCCTTTTTCTATTAAATTAAAATCATAAATGGTCATATACATCTGTTCAGATTCTATATATTCCCTATTTTGACTAATTTCTATTTCATCATCGTTATTAGAAACACTTAATATGTCATCTATAATGACTTTTTTTACTTTCTTTTCTAATTCTTGATCTATTTTTGATGTGTAGAGTTCTACAGAAACATCACTATCAATAATAAGATTATCTTTTGAAACTCCTCTCACATCTTTATCTTGATTAAAAATTAAATAAGGAAGTTTAGGAGGTTTTATAAAATGATTTTCTGCAGTAGGTAGATTAGTACCTTTTTTTAGAATTTCTTTAAGATCCATTTTTAATTGCCTCCTCTACTTGATTTTCATAATCTTTAACTGCTATTTGTTCATTCTTACTAATAAAAGGAAAAGCTCGAGTTCTTCCACCATTTCTTGTTGCATGACCTTTTTCTAACAAATGGGATTTACGATATTCTGGATCTTTTACATACCAGGTATTAACTCTAGATCTTTTAGTTTCTAGTGTTCTTTTAGATGTAATTGCTTTAGCATAAGTACCTGTCCTTTTATTGGCATCTTTTTTAGTATTCTTTACTAAAGTTTTCATCACATTATCACTTATTTTTTTTACCTTTTCTGTAACATCATCACAATATATCGTTAGCTCCTCATTGATTGCTTTCTCTAGGTCACCTATTTTGATGCTATTGGCCATTAATGCTCTCACCAATAATCTTTATAGTTTTATGCCTTTGCATGAAATCATCAGCATCTAGAATGTTAAAAATAATACCATTAAAAATGATTCTATAAGATTGTGTATCAAATTGAAGTTTTTTTAATTCTTCACAATATCTAACTATAAATGTAAATTTATTTTTAGTTGATACAGCACCTGCAATTAGATATTCATTCCCTCCAGTTTTATTAACTTGTGCATGACAAGAATAATAATCACTATAGGAATCATTATCTTCATTGAGCTTTTGAATCTGAATCTTTTGATTTAAGATCATCCATATCCTCAACTTTCAATTGCAATATAAAATCGGCTTTTAGCTTTTCTATGGTACTATTTTCTTTTACTGTAGTAGAATTTCTGTCATATAGATCCTCAATGATTAAAAGAGCTAGTTCAATAGCTCTTTCATCATAGGGTGGATAGTTTTCACTTATTGCCCCTTTTAAGTAAGCATCGGCTACTTTTATATAACGATTTAATCTACTATTAATTGCGGAATCTGCAGTATCAATTCCTAATTCTTCTTTAACATTATCAGCAGTCAAGAATTGTGCTAAAGTTTTTTTTACCTCTGCTACTGCGGACATAATCTATCCTCCTAACTATACAGTTTGATCAGTTGAACTTGATGTTGCTGATGTTTCTTCACAATCAACACCAGTATAAGAGATATAAGAATATGCATTAACATCAGTTTGTACTGTGTCATATCCCTCTAAAACTCTCAAAGTAGTTTGATTTTTATTAAATGCATAATGTTCAGAAGTAGCAAATTCTAATCCATCTTTATCCATAAAATCACATCCTGCATCTGTTGCACCAACGAACATTGGGGCTTTTCCATTTACATTTTTTAATTCTTTATCAGAGAATACATAAATAGGCATATTTTGGAATACCTTACGAGATTTATTAGTAGGATCAATTTCTAGCATACCTCTACCATTTCTATCTTTTTGTTTATCCATTTCTGCAAAACCAGTTTGATTCGTAATAATTACTCCTGTCATTGCACATGATGGATCAATGTCTTTGTTAATATGTTCTTTCAATGCATTTAATCCAGTAATTGCTTTAGCAGTTTTTCCCTTTGCTAAAGTAGTAAAGATATCTACATTTTCAGTTCTAACCGCTTTTTTAACAAACCATTTATTTAAATAATTCATTAAACCTGCTTTTTCATTACCTGCTAGAATATTAGAGATATAAATTAATTTTCCTTTAAACTTAATAGCAAATGGTTTTTTCTCAAATTTTGGTCCATCTTCTTCTGTTACAGCATTACCATCTTCAAAATCAGAAAGTAAACCATCATCATCTGTCTCAAAATTAGTAGATCCAGATAGTGCAGTTGTTGGAACAACATTTACTAATCCTAAATCTTTTGCAGACATATAATTTCTTCTTAATTCACGAATAGCAAGTTGAACATCTTCTGGCAATAAATAATTAGTACCATGTGCATTCTCTGCAGTTGAATCAGATTCAACAATTAATGCCTTTTCTTCATCGGCCATTCTTCTACCAGTTACCATTTTAGTAACTGCTGCGAATCCATCAGCTTTCTTTTCTTCTTTAACTTCAGCAACTTTTTCTTCTGTTACTTCTTCTTTAGCAACAGCTAATAATTTTGCCTCTACTTCATATTCTTTTTGTAGATTTTCGATTTCATCTAATACTTCATTAGCTTTGTCAAAATCCTTTTCAGTTTGATAATTTTTTGCAATTATCGTTTTTTCTTCAATACTTTTTAAAATTTCTCGCATTTTCTTATTCATTTTACATTCCCTCTTTCTTATCTAAATTTTTTTTTGCGAAAATAAAAGACTTAATTGTTTTCATTTTTAATGAAATTAAGTCTTGTTCATTGAAATTATTATTTTTTGTTTCTTCTTGATCTGTTTCTGTATTGTCTTCGTTGTTTTCAGTAATAACCTCTTCATTTTCCTGATCTTCTTGATCAGGTCCATAATTTTTGGTTGTTCCTGCTTTTGGTTGTGCTGGAACTGCTACAAAAGATACCTCATATGCATCAGTTGGACTTTTTAGTTCAAAATAGCACATATTTCCATCATATTCTTTGCCATTCCAGTGTTCACACCATCTTTTCCTATTATCTGTACCACAAATAGAACATACCACCTCACCGATAGCACATCCAACTGATACCTCTTTTTTTATCCCTGCATCAATTTCAGTAATTAAATCTTCATTGCTTTTAGTTTTTACCATATAACAATGAGCAACTAAACTTGTATAAGGTTCTGCAGTTTTTGTACGACCGCTTTCTGTAATCAATTCAGTATCATAGATTCTAGCAACTTGGTTATCTGCTCTAGATGAATGATCCTTAATAATAGTTTTTCCAATAAATAATTCCTTTAACTTTTCTAAAGTTGATAATGGAAATACTTCAAAATCTCGATCTATTTCATTGTCACAGATTCTTAATTTAAAAGTATATATATCTTCTTTAGATAATGTTTTAAGAGCAAATTTATTGATTTTTTCTAATTCTTCATCTGTTAACTCTTGACTTTCAACAGCACCAGATTTTTGAATTAGCTGCTTATTCTTGTCCATCAGTATCACCTCCTCCATTAGCACTTTTTTGTTGGTACTGTGTTCCTACTAATTCAGCGGGAATCATTGCACCATTACCAATTAACTTATCTCCACCTGCTTTGGCCTCTAAATCTAAATAAGCTCTAGCCTCGTTCGGAGTATATATAAAATTGGCAACACCTTTTGATAAACTCTCAATTTGAGTTTTTAGATCAGCTCTTAAAATAACTGATACATTAAATTTGAATTTTAAACCTCTTTTAATTTCATCAGTAGTTAAGAGCTTATATGTTAATTCTTCCTCATACTGTTTTAATATGAATAAAAGAGTATCAACATAGAATGCTAGTTGTTGTGCCTCTGCACTTGCATAACTACTTTTTGAATAGTCATTTATTTGATTTGGTTTTATACCAAAAGCACTTGCAATTTGTAAAGCATTATATTTTTTAATTTCCATAAACTCATTATCACCAAGTTTAATATTTAATGGATCTAATTTTGATCCTAGTGGTATAGGAATAATAGATTTTAATGCATCCACCTCGCCAGTAGCATATTTTTCTAGATTAGCAGTAAACTTTTTTGCACTTTCTTCATTTAAATTTCCTGTATATTGAAGAACTGCTTTTGCAGTAAAACCACTCTCAATTAACTTGTTAACCATTTCTTGCGATTTTTGACCGCCAGTAATAGTTGCTTTTAATTGCTCTCTTACACTTAAACCTTTAATTCCATCAAAGGAACTGGAAGTTTTAAAATGTAAAATTTCTTCACTAGAAAATACATATCTATGAGTACCAACTCTATATATGTAATAAACATCTGGTATATCAGACAAAATTTTTCCATCATCGTACCAAACTTCTACACTATCGCTCGGTAGTAAAATTAATTCTTGATCTTCTTGTTTTTTCTTATTAGTTATCCATACATAAGCATTACCATAATGATTACGATTCATTTCAACTGCAGCAAAGAAATCTGTAGAAGTAGTAAATCGATTCGGTCTAAATCTTAATTTTGCATAAAATGGATGATCTTTTTGTTCGATAACACCATTTTTATCAGATGTAGATACCAGTTTTAATGGTAGCTTTCCTAATGATTCACTTAATATTTTCAAACAAGCAAAATATGTTGCCTCGGACAATTCTTTTTCACTAACCCCATTAAGGTTTAGAAAATCTACTAATTGTTCCAAAGTAATCGTTTCTTTTTCTGTACTAGATGTTGTAAGTGTCTTTATAATCTTTTTGAAATTACTAAACATAAAATCTACCTCCTTTCTATTTATCCCAACCCATTAAGGATAAATAATCTTCCATATTTTTCTCTAAATCTTGGTTTTCGATGTCATTACATTTTTGATAAGCAACATGTGCATTAATACATGCATCAATTGGATCTATTCTCTTTGTTTTCGCTCCAACTTTCTTATCAATTTTAATTTCACCGAATGAGTTTTCAACGACTGCTGCATTAGAAAACGACCAAGCCAACAATTCGTTTTCTTGATCGTACTCGAATTTTTCGGATTTAATATTTAATCTCATATCAACTGTAGCATCGTTTAGAAATCTAGCAGATTGTGTGACCATTATTAATGGACATCCCAATTCTTCTAAATCTGCTAAAAAACCATCGGCATTGTGTGGATCATATCCACATGCCTGTGGTTGTAATTCATACTCACTTATAATGTCTTTCAAATGTTTAACTATAAACTTATAATCATTTTTGAAATCCATTTGTCCACCTGTTACAGTGATCAAATTTTTATTTGCCCAGATATCATATGGAGCAGTGTCGGTTTCGATGTGTTCCTCTAATCTACCTTTAGGCATAAATGAATGTGAATATGTATAAAAATGGCCATCATCTAAAGGAAATTCTAATGATAAAGTAGTTAAGTCGCCACCTCCCGATAGATCGAGTCCGATATAACATTCTTTTCCTCTCATTGAATCTAACTTTTTATTTTTAGCACATTTTTTTAATTTATCTGGATCTATATACTGATCATCAGCATTTCTAACCCACATATTAAGACTTTTAGTCATAAAATCTCTTAATTCGCTACCACCCATATCTTTAGCAGTTTGGGCCTCAATAATTAATTGATTTAATCCCTCTTCATTACTTGCTAAAAATGGATTCGCTTTTATAAAATTTTTAGGATCGAATAGATTATCGCCCTTGTCTAAAGTATATATATCAACGAAAAAATCTTCTGCAGTAGCTGTCCCATTTAGAATATCTAAACAATAACTATCCATCTCATAACAAAATGAATTTAATTTATCGCCACGAGTGGTGATCATAGATACTAAAGTTTCATCTAATGCACGAGTTCCATTGTATAATGCCTTATAGATTTTATTATCTTTATGTTGGTGAATTTCATCAACTGAAATAAAGATACCTCTAAAACCATCATCTAATCCACCCTCACGAGAAAGTGCCTCAATGGTACACTGTGTTTCTAAAGCTCGAATTAAGGATTTATAATCATAAACCTTAAATTTTTCCGATAAATCTTCATCGGCCTGAATAAATTTTGCCATTTCTTCCCAAGCAATTTTAGCTTGTCTTTTTTTAGTGGCAACAGTAAATAATTTACCATAATTGTAACCGCCAAAACCTGCAACATAAGTTCCTATAATACCATTTTCAAAACTTTTTCCATTTTGCCTTGCTTTTGATATATAAGATCTTCTGAATCGCCTTTTATTTTTTTGATTTAACCATCCAAAACGACACCCTAAATCAAAATCTTGAAATCCTCTTAATTTAACCTGGATAGGTTCTTCACCCTCCGCAATAGTTAACATTTCTGCATATTCAAGAATTCTATTCGCCCTTTTTATATCCCAATGATAGGGAAATTCTTCTGTGTTTTGTCTTTCTAAATCTCTTAAATGTCTTTGACATGCTTGTATATGCGGTGTTCCCGCAATTACTTTGCCTGCGACTACTGCCCTAGCATATTCTGTAACTCTATCAATCATCTAAATTGTTACTAAACTTATCGAACTTATTCTTTTTTGGTGGTGTAGGATCAACAGGCACTATTAGTTTACATCTACTAGATATTGACAAACCTAAATCACCAGCGGCCGAACGACATTGTTTAAATAACTTATCTTGGATAGATATTAAACCATCTATTTCTGATACTTTAACATCCTTTTTTGTAATGATGCTATTTAGTTTTCTTGTTATCTTTAAGTAATTTCTTTTAGATAAAAGATATCTAGCAAGACAGTCCTCATCAAGTTCTGTCATTATATTTAAGGATTTTAATTTAGCCGCAATCTCATCAAATTCTTCCTGTAATTTTTTAGGAAGATATGATGGTGCTTGGATGTCAACAAAAGGCACACTAATTTCTTGACTTTTTCTTGTGTTAATTTCTTCTTTAGTTAAGTGCTTTTTCCCTTTAGCCATAACTAAATCTATAGGTTGTTTTTGACCAGCCATGCGACACCTCCTTAATTTCTCGTGGGGAGTTTTTGCTACAAAATACTCACCTTGCACCGATATCCTATAAAACCTAAATACTTTTTCGACCACCCCTACCCACTTTATACCTAGCATACATAAAAAATAATGCTTAATAAAAAGATAAATAGTATCATTGGTCGTGATAAAGCAAACTCTTCTTATAAGGCCTTTAAATGCGGTCTAATAAGGTGCGGTTAAATGGCCAAGATTATTTACTTGATTTATTCTTCTTTGAATTACTTTTAGATTTAGTATCTGTTGTTTGTTCTTCTGATTCATCATCGTTAGAATCATCTGCATTAGGATCTTCATTGTTAGCATCGCCATCAACATTATCATCTGCATCTGAATCTTCTGGATTGCTATCAGTATTAGTAGCACCCTCATTAGTATCAGGATCAGTTACAACATCATCATTAGAATCATCTACTATTAGATCTTCTGTTACATATTCTTCTGCAACACCAGCATCAATTAAAGTTTGTGCTCTCTCATCTGATAGATAGATTGCATACATTGGATTACCCTCTGCATCTAATGGTGTAGGTTGTACCTTTTGATTGATTACAGAACTATCATATCTCTTTGTAATAATAACTAATCTCATTTGGTCCACCTCCTAACTTTAATTAGTAAATAAATTTATTTACTTACTTTATATAAAATAGCAGCAGCTAATTTATATACTTCTTTTCTTTTTCTTCTGGAATCTACCATGCATCTCATCGTGGTGTGCATGACATAGAGCCATCAGATTAGTGTAGTCTAGTCGCCTTGCCCATCCCTCTGGAGTAGATAACCACTTAATATGATGTACTTCTACAGCAACTCTTCGCTTATGTTTAGGATCTTTCTTGTGTAATTCCTCACATTTTTCACATCGATATTGTTGATCCTGTAGATACTTTTCTTTAAGTAACTTCCATTCATCAGAGTTATAGAACCTGGTATGTTCCTTATTTCGCTTATATTTGTTGTAATTGGCATCATATTTCTTTTTTGATTCTTTTAGCTGCTGTTCTCGATCTTTGTTATATTCATTCTGACACTTTGTACAATAAGTATAAGGATATGGAATAAGACTTCCACATTTTCGGCATATTTTCATTACCATATAATCGCCTCCTAAAAAATCATTAGAAAAAGACACCATTTCTGATGTCTTAATCACTATCATAAAAGTAAGGGGCGAACTCTTAATGTCTTTTATGACAATACCATAATAACACATAATTTTGTGACATTTCTGGCCAAAAGTGGCCAAAAAAGGCCAAAAGCGGCCAAAAGTGGCCAAAAGTGGCCATTTTTACAATCAAAAAAAATAAGCATTTTTAAAAACACCTATTTTTTAACAATTTCCATTAAGCGAATAGCGATATCATGTAATCTTCTAATATGCCTTTCTGATTTTTTTAAATCTACTGCAATTTCCTTATATGAATAATCTTCCAAATATTTATATTGCAAAATTAGTCTTAATCTTGAATCTTCTAGGGTGTCTATTGAAGATTCTATCTGTGACCTTATATTTTCCATTTTTGCCATTTTTTTAGCAAGTTGATTTTGATATTTTTCCTTTTGTGCAAGTAGATCTACTATATCTTGCGGTTGACCACCTTTTGGCATGGCCGAAAAATCACTTGTTCTAATCCCCTGAATTTTTATCGTTAATTTTTTCAGTTTTTCTTCGATATTTTCCATTTCTTTTGAAATCCAAAAAAATTGGTTTAAAAATCTCTTTTTATCTCTAATACTATACTTTTTTTCTTCGTTCATTGCGACACCCTTTCCTTATTATTCTTTTATGGTAGATTTTACAATACTAAAGGGATGTCTTTAGTTAGCTCCTTTCATTAATTTTTAATTATTCTTCTGTATCTTTATTATAACCTAATTTATTCAATATTTCTATTTCATCGACTGTACATAAATGCTCTAAACAATCTTTCACATAATCAATAGTATTATTTACCATCTTTTCATAGTCATGATCTTCTGATGGTTCTAAAATACAAATATTAGATTTTTTTAATTTCTTATATGCTTTTTTTAGATCTTGTCGCATTTCTAACAACATATTAATCAATGTTTCTTTTGATAATTGCATTAATCTGGCATGAATTGATCTTCCACCAGATAATATATACCAATTTCTGCCTGTTAAATCATCATACTTATTCTTATAATCCAATAATTCTTGATATTCACTATTTTTTAATATTTTCATAATCAACCTCTTCTATTATTTCTATTTTGCATAATGTATTCCTACAAGGCACACTATCCCATTTTTGCCAATGTGTATTTGCACCATATAAATCTTCTTGATCTAGTGTAATAGGATAAAACTCATCTTTTTCGGTGTTAAAATCTCTCTCTGCTATTCCTAAAAAAACTCCATGTCTTTTATGATAAATCTTTAGTTTTGTTCCTTTTTTTATATCCATATCTGGTCCTCCTTTTCTCTATTATTCGATGCAAGATAATCACAATGTTATATTGCACCTATATAAACTTGACTTTTGCTAGTATTTATAAGGGTTTATACCTTATTTTTTATGTTTGATACTTTTTACTATTTTTTAAAGGAATTTTTGATAGCTTGTCCTAGTTCATAATATGCTTTTTTTAATTCATAACAAGTATAAGAATAACTGCTTTTATATTTCTCTAAAATATCATTTATTTCGTTAGGATCTAAATCTACGAATTCTAATTCTTCTCTTAATTGAATTAAGGGATCTTCTGGTTTTTTAGATTTAACAGATAATAATATTATCCAGGATAATGCAACTAATATTGCTAATATAATAGTCATATCTTATCAATATCTTTCTTTTTAAGTAGATGATCAAATTTCACTATATTTTTAATCTCATTTGGTGTTAGTAAAGAAAAGATTTTATCAGTTATTGCTTTTAATTCTTCATACTTTCCTTTCGTTATTAACAATTCGTGATATTCCTCTTCTGATATCCATATTTTCTTTTCCAATAGCGGTGGAATATAATTAAAATCAAATTCTTGCTTTTTTGCCATTTTTATCACCATCCTTGTAAAAATCGTAAGCATTCATAACACGATCAAATCTAATACCATCGATATTTTGATGTACAGTTACAAATCTAAATTTTGTTTCATCAACAACTATCTCATTTTTTCTTTTGTTATATCTAACAGGAGCACCCATCATCTTAAAAGCTCTCAATAAAGATTTTGTTAGATCCTTTAATTCTTTATAATTTATACATTTAACTAATACTATACTCATAATTAATTTCTAAAACCTTTCTGAAACATTTCTGTCGTAAATTGTGTTAAATCATGAATCTCATCTATCTTATTTAAATCAATTTTTTTAGGAAAGATCATTTTTCTTACTTCTGTATGATAAGATTCTTCTTTTGCAAAATCGATACCAACAATCATGTTTTTATTTAATTCATTTCTAGCAGCATCTTGCAATTTGGAATCTGGTACCCAACTAAAACCAAAAGTCATATAAAAATCATCATTACTATGTGTTAACCAAAACATGGTCAATCTTAATTTTGAATAAGTTATTGTTCCTATTTCAGTTATAACAATAATCTGATTTTTATTTTCAAATCTTTTTATTATTGGATTTAATTTTCTTCGTGATTTTAATGCATCCATAAATAAATCTTTATTTTCTTTTCTTAATTCTTTTAAGCATCTATCTGGATTTCCAACTAATGAATTATAAATATATTCGGCCTCTTCATCGTTAATCTGATTTAACATTTGCCCGAATCCATCAAAGACTGTCATACATGACATTCCACTATAATCATGTTTATAATTTATCTTTAAATTTTGTTGTATGCTATTCATATTCTTGCCCCTTTCCATATTTTATTTTTTCGATTTTAGCTTTCTTTTCTCTATTAGATGTCTGTGTATAAATTGCTGTTGTTTTTATATCAGCATGACCTAAAATATCCTGTAGCTCATCTAGGTCTATGCCTGCCTCTTTGGCCTTTTTAGCAAATAAATGTCGCCATGCATGTGGATGAATTTTAGCAGGATTAATTTTAGCAGCTTTAGCAATTCTTTTTAATCGCCTCCAGATTGTACTGTTATCCCACATAGCACCTGGTTTAGCTTTAGGTGAGGTACTAATAAATATATACCCTGTAGTTATTCCCATTCTCTTGCAGTAATCTTTTAAAGCTCTTTTTAGATCATTTCTTAAAATAATTGTTCTTTCTTTACCTTTGTTATAAACTTTCTTTATATAATTACTATCTAAACTTTCTACAGTAAAGAATTTTAATTCATCTACTCTGCAGCCAGTATAAGCAAATATTTCTAATATAAAATACATATCTTCCATATCTAACTTTTTGGCCCATCGTAGCATTCTTTTATGCTCTTGCTCCCATATAGGATCATCTATCGATGTTTTTCTTTGTGTTTTAAACTTTTTTAAGGTGCAATCTTTATATCCGCAATATTTTAAAAATTTATTGATCTCAACAATATACTTATTTCTTGAATTTAATGCAAAAGTTACTTCTAAATAATCTTTATAATCTAACATAAGATTCTTATCAATAGCAAAAGGATCATCTTTTATCCAATTAATAAATAAATCAACTCCATGTCGATAATCGGTTAAAGTTTTCTTTGCATACTCATCTAATCGTTGCTGATTAATCCATTCATCTAATTTGACTTTTATTTCATCTTTTGTCATCGATTACACCTACTTTCTTTTAACTATTTTATATATACTTCAAAATTAATTTTACATTTGTTTGATTTATTAAATATCTCTATATTTTTCAGATTACTTTGATGTTTGAATAAGAATTCTTTAAGTTCTTTATCTGTCTTTAGTTCGTGTCGTTCGTATCTGGCTGGTTGAAACATATATTGTGCAATATACTCATAAATTATATATTTCATAAAACACCTCCATCTAATAAAAATAGATCTATATAAGAGTAATAACCTCTTTTATTTAAAAAATATTTAGCAAGTTCATTAGCAGCATTTCTTTGTATTCTTCTTGCCATCAATAATTTAATAAATTTTTTTCTTGAAATAGTTTTTAATCTATAAGTGGCCGTTACTTCTGGAGGATAACTAATATATTTTGCACCATAGGCCGCTGATTCATGTTCAATTTGAATCTCTTCAAGCTCTAATTTTTCAATATTACCCAATTCTAACATTTCACCTGATGCATCATCTTTTATAAATATTGTAGATTGACTCAAAGTACATTTAGGCATCATATTACTTCATCCACCCTTTTTAATTTTAAATAATCACACCATTCTATAAATCCATCTGTAATTGGTTTAGTATTGTTATCATCTGCCCAACCACAAAAGCCGATAAATTCATCTTGATTAAAAGTAATCGCCTCTCTATCATCAAAATAGTCACCTTTTACTCGTAATGCAGCGAATATTAATTTATTATTTTTAAAAATTATATTTCTACTATTTCCTTTTAAATGAGGTTCTTTAATCATAATTAAATAATTATCTGTTTCAAACATTTTCTTATTTAAGATCTTAATCAATATATAAAGATCATTCATATTGATATCACTATAAGATAAATTGCATTTTTTAAAATATTCTCTTGCACTTTCTCTTTGATTCATTATATATTACCTCTTTCTAACAAATCATCAAATGACATTCCATAACCAACATTTATTATTCTTTCTTTTATATCATTATCTTTTATATTACCTAAACGATAACCTTTAATTATTTTCAAACTTTTTTCCACATCTCTATTGCAACAATCGTTCCACAACATATATAAATGACTTCCATATAAATGCATGCTATCAATTGTTAAGAATTCGCCAAACGATTCGATTGGATTATTTCCCTGATGTTTTATTATTTCAAAAAGAAAATTTATTGCTCCTGGATTTCCCTCTGATAGTTTTGTTATTACATCTTGCAGACTATCTGTTAATTCTAATTTTGTATTTAACATTTTTCTACCTCTTTTCTCTATTATTCGATGCAAGATAACCACAATATTATATTGCACCTATATAAACTTGATTTTTGCTAGTATTTATAAGGGTTTATGCCTTATTTTTTATACTTGATACTTTTTACTATTTTTTTGTTTATTTTTTGCTATTATTCCAAAATATCGTAAGTAGAATTATCAACTATAATTTCATGGATATCTATTACTTTGACATGTAACATATCCTTTGAGATAATCTTATTCTCTACTTTATCGAAAGGATGCATTTCTTTATTCTTAATTATTAAATCTTTTAAATTATATTTGTTTATTAGCTCTGCAGTTGTTTCTAACCATTTTATATATTCTTTATCATTAATCATTGTTTACCTCCATTCTTATCATCCTGATTTAAATATACTTTCCCTAGATATATTGCCATTGTTGGACTTTTCTCTGCCAATCTAAACTGCAAACTCCTTAAAGAGATTTTTCCTTTTGTTGCTTTGGCATTATAAACTTGTTCAAGATCTGCATTATATACTTGCTTACACCATATTTTTAATTGACCTACAGTACAACCGAATGTTCCTGCAATTTCTCTTATATTGCACTGTAATGCACATAATTTCTCAAATACATCCTTTTTTATCTTAACTTCTTCATTCATTACTGATCACCACTAATTAATTCTGCTTTTTGATTAGTAAATGTTTCCCAGCGATCAACAATAACATCACAGTATCTAGGATCTAATTCCATTGTGAAACAGATTCTATTTAATTGTTCACAAGCTATAATGCTTGTCCCACTACCTCCGAAAGTATCCAAAATTATGTCATTCGCTTTGCTACTATTTTTTATTTGATAAGCAAATAATTCAATAGGTTTCATTGTAGGATGATTTTCACTTTTAGATGGTTTCTTAAAATCTAATACTGTAGGTTGTGATCTATCGGAAAACCAACTATGTGATGCTCCATCTTTCCACCCATATAAGCATGGTTCATGTTTCCATTGATAATCTTGCCTGCCTAAAGTAATTGCATTCTTATTCCATATTAATGTCTGTCTTAACTCTAAACCACTATTTTTCAATGCTTGTCTAAAAGTTAAACTTTCATTATCAGCATGCCATATATAGAACGATGCTCCATCTTTCATATTATCTTTAGCTATAGAAAAGCATTTTGTTAAGAAGTCCAAGAAGTCATTGTCTGACATTTTATCATTCATTATAATTAATCCATCAGTTCTTCTATGCCTTTGTCTTGCGGTTTCTGGTGTGTCATGATTTCCTAAAGCAACATTATATGGTGGATCAGTAAGAAATAGATCTGCTTTGTTATTATTCATTAATTTTGCTACATCTGATTCTTTCGTACTATCACCGCACATTAAATAATGATTCCCTAATTTGTATATATCACCATGTTTTGTTTTAGGTTCTTCTGGCAATTCTATTTCGTAATCATCTTCGATCACATTATCCAACAATTCTGATAGTTCAAAATTGTATAAGTTCATATCTATATCGTGTATATTTTCTAATTCGATATTTAATAATTCTAAATTCCACTCTGCTAATTCAGCAGACTTATTATCCACTAATCTAAATGCTTTGATTTGCTCATCTGTTAAATCATCAGCAACTATGCAGGGGACCTCGGTTAAATTTAATTCTTTAGCTGCCTTATATCGAGTATGACCAGCAACTATTACATTGTTTTTATCAACAATAATCGGTATTTTAAAACCAAAGTCTTTAATAGATCTTGCAACATATTCAACCGCATTGTCATTATTTCTTGGATTATTTTCATACTCTTTTATTTCTTCTATTTTTTTACTAATTATTTGCATATTTCCTCCCAACTGTCCCCTATATATTCTTTTTAATCTTTTATCGTTTCTAAATGTTCTAATATGTATATTAAGTCATTCACAAAATCCATATTGAAGTTAAATGAAATTGTATTATTTTCTGTTTCATCATAATTAGTAACGATTACATCACCATTAAGTCCAATAATGATTGCATAAAAGTGATAATCGTTTTTGTATTCTTTATATAATGCTGCACCCATACCCATGAACATTTTTTCTCGAAATCCTCTGCTTTTTAATTCTTCTACTTTTAATTCATCAGAACATTTTGGAATAATGTGTTTTATTTCTTGGATATCAACAATTTTAATTTTGTCATTCATAGAATGCACTAGATTTTCATCATATGCTTTACAGTAATAATCGATTTTATTATCAATACTAGAATTATTATTTATAATTAATTCTGTTTCATCTTGATTTGGGATTGTTACTTTAATTCCTAACATATTCCCATTTTCTTTTATTTCTTTTCCTTTTTTTATTAAATAATCTCTATTCATTTTCGCCCTCCATTATTTTTAAATTATTTAATGCATAGTCTTTTATTTTTTTTGACTTTTCACTTCTTATTATTTTTGTATTATAAATAAATATTTTGTTTATAATTTTATTTAATTTATTGATTTTATTAACAAAAGTAAGAGTTATGGCCATAAACTTTTTATCGTTTTTAATTAGAACTAATTCGTTTTCTAAAATATCTATTTCGTTCTTTAATTTTCGATTTTCATATAATAGATCATAATATTCTTGTTCTAGATCCATAACTACTTCCTTAATTTGTTTCGTTTATCAATAACTTTTGCTATAAGATGTCCTGTTTTTGTTAAATCCTGATCATCATATCTTAAACTCTTTTGATTCATTATTAATTCTTCTGATGATGAAACAAGAACCAGGTTATCTATATCAAAATTAAATCTATTTCTATCAGCGAATATAACTTTATAACCTTTTGGAATCGGCCCATAATGTTGTTCGTAAATAACTCTCTGTTTTGGAACCCAATTTTTATTACCCTTACCATCACAAACTTTTACATGAACATATCCTAAATCATCAGGTTTACTTCCACTATATCGCATACTTTCTTCGCCAATATCCACAGCATTTAGCGGTTTATTGCCTTTTTTAAATGTAGTCTTACGACTTCTAGCTTGGGCATCTTTTGACATATAATCATCCCATGTCTTACCTTTATTATCAGGAATATGTCCCTTTTCAAATCTACCAGTTAAGCCACTATTTAAATGATTATTACCTCTAAATGTCTTTATATTTGATGCTGTGATATTAGTGCCAAATCTATTATTAAACATTGCCGCAAGATCTTTGGATGGTGTCATATAATTATTGGCGATTAGAAACTCTTTTTGCTCTTTTGTATATCTAATCATCTTTATTGCTTTTTTCACTTTCACTTAAGCCAATTAAAATTCTTGGCATTTCTTTTGGTCTACTTCCATACTCATTTTGTTCATGTACTGCTTTTAAAACTAGATTCCCATTATCGATTATTTTTGATGCAACATCTGTTATTGCTTTGGATCTATTTATTTCTTCTGATAATTTATCACCTGTTAGATCTTCATCATTAAGTCTTTCTAGCTGTTCAAATAAATGATCATTTAAATCAACCAATTTATTCTTTACCGACATATTACATGCCCCTTTCTTCTAAATATTTTTTTATTAGTTCTTCATCTGTTGAATCAATAATTTTATTATCATCCTGATAAGTAACTTTTACACTTCCGCCATATCGATCATAAACTTCAAAGGATTTAATACCTCTATCTAGCGGATTATTACTTATAGCTCTAGATCTAGTTACCCTCACCATGGACCAGAACTTTTTTTCTCTTACAAATGCTGCAAAGTCTTGTCGCCACTGCTTTTGATTAAAACTAACTACTAGTCTTTTAGCATCCCAGTTACTGTTATATCTTTTAGCCATATCTACACCTCCATTTACCTTAAATTTCTATATTTATTAACTCTTTTACTTTCCAACTTATCAATAAATGCAATAAGATCATCTAATGTATTCCCATACTTTGAGCTTAATATTGCCTTATTGTTATTGGAAAAGTATAAATCAATATCTGTATATTTTCTGTATAAGGACCATTCTGTTACATAAGCATCTTGATATATAAACTCAACTTTTTCATTTAGATGATAAAGATCGTTGTACTTGTTTCTTATAATGCTGGATTTTTCTCGAAAATGCTCTGCCAATATCTTCACTATTATGCCTCCTTACTTTTACATACCTTTTCCCTTTTTTTATATATTTCCACTGCGATTCTTCATATAATTTCTTATACTGCAGAATGACATCACCGCCGATTCTATCCCAAAACTCCGAAAATGTATTTGATATTACTTTTGCAATAGATCTTGCTATTTTACAAAGTTTATCTAGTGTTTCTTGAATCTGTTCAGGATCAACTGGAAAATCCTTTATTTCTTTTTCTTCCATTTTAATCCTCCAGTTTTTCTAATTCTTTTTCAAAATAGTTTCTGCAGTAAGGATATTTCAATGCCTCTGTTATGCTCATTTCATCACATTGTTTTTTCACACTATAATCACATACTGACACCCCTACTATCATTCCTAAAAAGAACATGATAGCTGATACTATAAATAATCTTGCAAAATCTTCTGATGTTATTGCATCTGCAATACCTTGTAAAGCATTTTTAATCATTCTATCCCTCCTATTCGTAATACTCATATTCACCATCGTAAGAACTTACATTCGAATAGTACATATCCCATAGCCACTCATTGGCAGATCTTTCTTCTATCCACATTTGATACCAATCATCAGCTATCATTTTTTGTCTATCTATTTCTGCATTCAATTTGCTGATTTTTTCTTCTTTTGTTTGAACTACATGTACTAAATCATCACTAATGCTGATAAATAAAGCAGTAGTTGCAAAGAATAAAATTGTTAAAATAGATAAGATGGTTATTATGATAAAATATTTATTTTCTTTTATTGTTTCGATTATGGTTTTCAC